GAAGTTTCCCGATTTGTTGGAGTTGGAATGTAATCAATGGAATCAAACTTGACTGCTTCTGCTGGTTTGATTGTATAAAGATATTTCCAAATATACCCATCTCCACTAGTTCCCGCCGCTCTGGGTTCAAGATCTACAAATGTTGGTTCATCTAATGATGGTTTTCCTTCTGGAGTTTCTGGTGTAGTTCCGTTTTGCAAACAAATATAAACTCTAAAATCGCCATTTATTACATAATAATTTGCCGAATATAATGAAGAAACTGCTGAGTTTGCTGGGGGATTAGCAACACTATAGTCGTGACGATAATAGTCATAGGTTGTTCCAGAAGACCATACGTTCTTCTTCACCATTAATTTAACATCCGAAGATGTTATTTTTTTCAATGCAATTATAGTATCCCAGGTATCCCACTCGGAACTAAAATTATCTGTTGGACTCGGCGGACTATCATTCCAATCACTTTTAATTGTCGTGGGGTTAGGTAAACCTACAAAAGAATAATAAGAATTTGTAGAGGTTGTTACTCCAGCTACAAATTTTTTCGCATTTAATATTCTAATTTTATCAGTTATAATTGCAGCCATTTTTTAAGTTTTTTATTTATTTATCTTGCATGTAAAATGTTTATGCAAACGAACCAGCATTTGTGGAAATTCTTTCTACTGTGTAATAACTACCTGCAAGTGGTGTAGCAACTCCTGCACTTTGAGTTAGTTGCAACTTAAATGTTGTCGCAGCGTTTGTCACTACCTCAACTTCAAACATGTAACTATGATTAGCTATTGAAAGTGATGATGTTGCACTAAATACTGCAGTTGTTGCTGCCTGTGATCCAGTATATCCACTTATTGATCCTGGTGCAATGCCTGTAACTGGATTGGCAATATAGTAACCAGAAATTAAAGTTGGTGCTGAACTTGCTGTTAATGTCCAAGTTGCAGTTCCTGAAGAAGTTTTTTTAGTAAAATATGCGTGGAATTTTATTTTGTAAACAGAACTTGCTGCAAGGTTGATTGCACTAGTTGCTCCATAAAAATCTGCAATTGTAGCTCCAATATCAGACCCATTTGATGTTAGTCTAAATGTTCTTTGAGTTACAACTTGACCACGACCACTGGTTGTATCTGGTGTTGCGTAAATATAAGTTCCATCATACTCCATAGCACCTGCAACGGGAGTAGTTAAATTTGTACCAAGAGTAAATGTAAGTGGAGCAACACTAGTAGTTCCTGCATTAAAAATCATTTGAGATGCAGTACTTATTCCAGAGACATAAAGATTGGTTGATGTAACAAATCCTAATGTACTTATTCCAGAAACATAAAGATTGGTTGATGTAACAAAACCTAATGTACTGATACCTGGTACATTGAGTCCTGTTGTTACTCCAGCTAAAGTAAGATTAGCAGCACTCACACTTCCTAAAGTACTAAATCCAGATACGTTTAGAGTTGTGTTCTGAATAAATCCTAAAGTAGTAATTCCGGGAACATTAAGTCCTGTTGTTACTCCAGCTAAAGTGAGATTAGCAGCACTCACACTTCCTAAAGTACTAAATCCAGATACGTTTAGAGTTGTCGATGTAACAAATCCCAGATTATTAAATTGTGAAGAAGTTACAATGCCAGTTATGTTTACATTAGATGCACTTAAACTTCCTAACGTACTAAATCCAGATACATTTAGAGTAGTTGATGTAATAAATCCAACAGTGTTAATACCTGAAACATTCAAAGTTGAGGCATTAATATTACCAAGAGTGCTTGTTCCAGAAACATTTACGTGGGATAATCTAATACCTATAAAGGTTCCTACGCCACTGAAATTAATATTATCACCGGAAACACTATTTAAAGTTGAAAATCCAGAAACACTTAATGTTTGGGTGGTTACTAAACCTAAAGTACTAATTCCAGAAAAATTGAGAGAATCGCCAGTTACAGAATTGAGAGTGCTTATTCCAGTTACTGTTATATCAGTAGTTGAAACTTCAGTTAAAGTTGAAATGCCAGTTACATTTAATGTGTTGGCATCTATTTCACCTAAACTACTCCCATTTCCTAGAAAATTATAAAGTTCTAAAAAGTTACTGTTAATTTTTACTGCACCAACTGCAAGACTATCACCAGTCCCATCATTTGGTACTACACCAGTACTTATTCCCTGTCTTGCCATTATTTTAAAGACTATTTGTGGATTGATTTAAAAGTATTTATCCCGTGTAATTATCAAACTTTAATCTATTGGTTCTCAAAATATAATCAGATGTATTTATTCCAACCAATCCATATTTTGCATAAGATGTAAAAGTATTAATTCCAACTCTTGGCGAAGTGTTAACCTTACCCCAACTAAAGTCACCATAATAACTTAGTACTGTGTAGACCAAAATATTTTCATTTGCCAAGTCTATTGCAGATTTTTTATCAAAGGTTATGGTTGTCAAATCAAAAGTATCTAAAGTTGATGAGAAGTTTGTTTGTCCAGCACCAGAAACTCTAACAGTAACTCTATTAACATAAGTAAGTCCGACACCAGTAACTTCAGTTTGTAATATGTTAGATTCATATACCTGATACAAACCGTCTACAAAATTTGTAGAAATGCCAATAACTGAATCATCATTTCCATAACTAAATCTTTCTTTTCCGGAAGAAATTCCAAAATTAGATTTATTGATGACGAAGAAATCTCCAGTAGAAATGCCACTTACAGTAACAGCAACTCCTGTAATTGTTGACGATCTTAGATATGAATTTGATGGAATATGGAAATCAAGAATCATTTTATCCATTGAAACTACACTAGTTCCAATTCCAACATCAAATCCATTTGTAAAGGCAACTCCTACTATAATTCCAGAATCTCCAGAATACGTAGAAACTCCAATAATTTCTTGAGTTGTAGTTGGTGGTGAAATTAAGACTGCAGGAGGGTTGGTGTTTGTATATCCAACTCCAGGACTTACAACTTGAATGTTGGTGATTATTCCATCAGAAGAAATTACAGGGTTTGCTGTTGCTCTTGTTGTACCAATTCCAACTGGATAGTCAATAACAACCTGACAAGTTGTATAACCAACTCCACCATCCGAAATAACAATACTTGTAATTGTTCCTGCTGCTGAAACAACTGCTGTAGCAGCTGCGGCAACTTTTGTTTGTTGGGAAACTATTGTAATTTTGTTCTGATGTTCTAGATTTTCACCTTCATTTTGTGGGAAGAAGAAGGGACGAACGTTTTCCACATAAATCGTGGTTGAACCAATTCCCAAAGATGTAATTATATTTGTTGTTGGGAAAACACTGGGTTCATAAGATTCTCTATCTTTTGTTATAACTTTATTTTCTATAATTAAGTCTTCAGTTTGTTTGCAGAGTGTAACAGCTCTGAGAACTTCACTATCTTCAATTAATCCAGGGCCATAATAAACGTTTGTATCAACTGAACTTGAAGAATTAATATCAGTAATTACTCTTTTATCCTGCTGTAAGAAACTCTTTTGATTTAAAGAATCTCTATAGTTAAGAGTTAATGTATCTCCAGGTTGAACTACATTTGTAACTTCTTTTGGTAGAATATCAATTCCACTTGTTCCTTTATAGAAGAAGAACTTCAGGTTATCATCTTTTCTTGGTGCTTCCTTAAATGTAATTGTGCTTCCACCTTTAAAGGTATAAGAAACACCAGGAACTTGTAAAACATCATTGATAAAGATTACAACTACGTCTTCAACTTTCACCAGAGAACCATACTTAGATTGAATTGAAACTGGAACTCCTGAACGAGTAATTGGGAATGCTTTTCTAACTCCATCAAAAAGACTTGAGAAATTATCTAGGACTTCAAGCTCACCAATAGACCAAGCTGAGAATAAATCAGTTTGAACTTCTTGAACTTCAAGTTGAAATTCTCTGAAGTTTGCACTGGATGTTGTTGGAATTCCAGTCAGCCCTCCAGATGGTATAGTCAAAGTATGATTTACACCATATCCATAACCCAAATCTACTAGTGAAAATGCAATTACACTTGAACCTTGACCAACTGTTATATCAACTTTTGCTTGAGTTCCACCTCCACCTAGACTACTTTGACTGTAGATCAATGGAATATTTGAATATGGAAGAGGAGCATCGATTATAACGTATGGTGGATTGTTCTGACTAAATCCAGAACCTGGATTTGTAACTGCAATGCTTACAATATGACCATTACTGACCACAGCGGTTCCAATAAATTGAAGATTTGGAGTTCCTACGGTTGACGATGCGACTGCAACACGAACTGTTTGAACACCTACTCTATATCCAGAACCACTATTGCCGATGCTTACGGAGGAAATTGTTCCTGCAATTGAAACAACCGCAGTGCCACCAGCACTTACAAGAGGTTGATAACCAAATCCCATTGTTGACCCAACAGATACAATAATTCCTCCTGTGGGTAAACTCAGAGCATTTGGATCGTATGATTGTGCGCTAGGAGTTCCGGTAAATGTAATCGATGTAATTCCAGATACTTCACTTAATGTATAATCATAGTTTAATCCTTTACCCTGAACAATATTGTTAATCAGAATAAATGCATTATTTGTTGCAATACCAACAACATCAGAACCTCCTGATTTCAGAGTATATGTGTTGCGACTTGCGGTAAAGTTCTGAGATATATCATCAAAAATGTAATTTTTTGCATATGCTTCTTCTGTTCCATTTTTAGCACCTGAATGCATGAAAACTCTTCCGCTGAAACTTGAAGAAGTAGTAATACCTTCCCAATCTCTAAATGGAACTGGATCTGTTATAGAGCCAATTGGATTTCTTCCGGGAGGTGGGTCCGCAAAGGTAATGATATTTTCTACAATATTGTAATTACCAGAAATTCTTGTTATCTTTGCTCCAGTGTCGTGTCCAGCAAGAACCGTTCCCATTTCAGCACGTGCAACTTGAATTGCATTAGTAGATCCAATTCCCACACCAATAATTTTCATAATTTCATTGTCAACTTTTATAAGATTCCCACTAAAGAATGAAGTAATTCCCGTAAAATAGATTAAATCTTGTGTTATTGGCGCTTCAGCTGCAAGTGATGATGTTACTGAAGTTGCAACAATTGGAGACTGCACTAAATTATCAAGAGAAATCAATACTTTTTGATTTTGTTTTTTCGAAACTATGCTATGCGATGTTCCTATTCCAACTGAAGTTAGATTAATAGGTACAGGAATATCTTTAAGTGCATTCTCAGGAGAGGCTGCAAATTTAATTTTAGACTCGTCAACTTTAATAATGAATACGGAAGAGGGTAACTTACTTGTAGTGCCTATACCAATAACAGAAGTTACTGCAATACCAATATTGTTAGTACCAATTCCAGTTTTTGGATAGTACGATACTTCTTCTCCACTAACGAAGAAATGATTTGGAATGAAAACTGTATTATTTTCCAAATCAACTACAGAAGAACTGGAACCATCAAATACTCTCTTAAATATTGAATATCCCTTATAAGAAAGATTAAAGTCTCTCTTAACATCAACCTCAGTTCCTCTATAGAATGAAGTATTACTCTTAATACTCGCAGTTGCCAAATCAATATTTGAGCCGATATTAATTACATCTATTCCAATTCCATGAACTAATGATTTTATTTTTGCATTATATGTTGATGCCCTTGTAAATGTTAGTTCAACATTCGAACCAACTATTCTTGCGTTTATTGTACCTAAGTCAGTTCCAGAAGTATTAACAACCCCATATTCCGAAATGTAAGCGTTTGATGAATCCCAAAGAACTACGACTTCTGATAGTTGATACTTATTATTGTCAATATCGGATATTTGTACAATACAATAAGCCGCTTCATAATCTATAGGAATCGAGACTATTGTTTGCTCTGTTGAAGGTAAAGAACTTGGAAGTGATTTATCTTGTGCGGTTATAATTCCATTAGATAAGTAATTGGTTGCACCAACACCAGTGTTTTCTGCAGTATATGATTCGGAAGAAATTGCAACAACAACTGAACTAACTTTAGCAGTAGTAACTCCAGAACTTGCACTAAGTTTATAGTCAACAACAATGTCTGAACCACTTAAGTAAGGATAAAAAGTTCCTAATCCAGATGCTGAGAATGGATCTGATAATGTGTGCAAACTTAATTGTCCAAAATCAATAACATGAACGTCTGTTCCATCATGAATTAAATTAATTTCATTAAATTCACTTACACTTTGAGACTCATTACTTTCAATGACTGTTAAAATCTTTGCAGATCTTGTTCCAGATGTAGTTGTGTTAATTCCAGAGAGTCTTAGAATTGTTTCTGTTACACCAGAATTAACAAATACATTTGAAGATGCAATGCTTACCAATGAACCAGTACTTCCTGTTGAAATACCTAAATTCAAAACACCAGATGCAGTCTCAGAATCTGTTAAAATTTGTTCTATATCATAAGATACAAATGTAACATTATAATTGTTAAATCTAAATTTTGTAGGATAAAATCTCAAATAACCTATATTTTCGACAATTTCATAATCAAATGATCCTAAATCAAGTTGACTTTCAACTCTACCATATTGATTTAAAACAGTAATTAATCTTGCAGGGTCGCTTAAAACATTGACAATAGAAACCTGTCTTTCTCCAGTAAATAATCTATCTCTAACGTATGCAATATATCTCGTTGCTCTACTTTCTAAAATGCTAGTGCCATCGACAATGTTATATGGAGTTTGTCTTCCCGCGCTATTAAATTCACTACTTATATCATCTATTCGTAAAACACGATTAGAGATATTTTCATCATAATCCTTAAGAATACTAGAATAGAAATTAATTTCATCAGAAAATGCAACTTCACTATTTGTTAAGTAATTTTCAAATGCTAAATCAATATCAGACACGCAATTTAAATCATATTCACTGTCAATTGAAATATACGCAGTTACAATAGGTGTAATTTCTGGAACAAGACTTTGTGTATGAGTTGATTCAACTTGCAAATCACTGAATTTTTTAAATCCTGCAGTATGAGTTAATGTGCTAACAATATCATTCCACTTGTCATAATAAACTTTAGATTTAATTGCATAAGAGAAATTTTGATAATACTCGTTATCGTGAAGTCTTTGAGAAGAATCATTTAAGAAACCTGTTGCATATTCCCATCCATTGTCAACGACAGAATAGTAATCTGTTTTATATGATGAATCAAATGAAAAAATATTTTTAATTCTACCTGTAGCACCAGTTGCATTAGATCTGATGAGATTTCCTACATGGAATTCATCAGAACTCTCTACAATCAAATATTTGTTTTTAGCATCAAATTCAAAAACAGTTCCTGATGCAACACCATCAGATACAACATCTAATTTTCTAAATTCCTGAGCTTTTAATTCAGGTTTAAAAGTTGGGAAAAATCTTTCAGGAACTATTGTTGCTGATGAATTACCACTATCAAAGTTTCCAGGATATTCACCAGGATTAAGATACTCAGATAATGAATATGTTACAATTCCTATTCCACCAGTGTTTTTGAAAACTTTAGTTACTTTGAAAAGTTGATAATCGTAATTGGATGAGTTGTAACCTGTTCCAGTCGATCCAACACCAACACTTACACCTTCAACTAAAATTCTATCGTTTACTGAGATTGGGAAAGACTCTGCTTCCGAATATGAATTTTTTAATGTAGCGGTTACTTCACCTGTTGATGAATTGTAACTCAGGTTTGATACCTTAATTCCATTTGAATTTTGTACGGGTATAATTTTTGGTACTTGATTTGATATTGAAAAAGTATTTTTAACGATCTCAATAACTGGTTTACTATACTGCTCTTCAAGTTTTTCTGGTGTTTTTGTCCAGTCAGAACTTGCAAATCTAATGTCAATATCAGGTACTATTTTATTTGTAATAGAATCAATAACAACTAATTTTGGTGGAATTGGGTATGGTTGTCCAAAAGATGTAAGTCCAACAAAGTTTAATCCATTTAACAATTCAATTTGTAGAACCTGGGGTATTTTAACCGATGGTCTTAAAGTTAAATCTGAAGAGTAATCGAATCCAATATTTTCTATTGAAGTTCTTTTAATTCTTCCTATTGAATTACTATATGCCTCTAAGATTGCTTCTGTGCCATTAGAAGACGCAATTCTAACTATACTTGGAACTTTCGTATAACCTTTTCCTTTATCATTTAATAAAATTTTATCAATAGCGCCAGATGCGCTTTGTGATGATGTTGTGTACTTTATCACTGAATTTGAGGTTGAATATGAATCTGCCTCTGGGTAAGATTTTAAAGTATAATTAAATGTATTATTTGAAGATACTTTTATCTCATATTCACCATTATACTTACTTGATTCAATTAGAATTTGATTATTGAAATCTACACTCTCATCTATTGATATTCGCTTGTTAATTTCCGGATTATCTGTAACATTTAATGGTAATAATCTATAATAAAGAACTTTAGGAGTTCCTTGATTAACCTTTACAGTGACTGAAGCATTGGTGGAAACTCCAATGATACCATTTCTTGTTACTTCAAATTCTGATGTTTTTTGTAAAGATTGATATTCATTCAAATAATTTTTATCAGTATAAATTACAAATTTAAAAGCAGGATATCTAACACCACTTTGGATGTATGATAGTGAATTGTGAGATACATCAAAAATAAGTGTAGAATTTTTATAAGCTTTTA